GGGTTTGGGCCGGCGTCGGCCCTTCCTGGATTAGGCGGTCTATTTGACACTGTTTTGCGATCTTCGACGCTTAATGGCGTGCTTTCGCGTGTGATTTGGCGCAGCCGCGACCAGGACCGGCCGAGGATCGGCGCGGCTACCAATCCTCGGGCTTTGCCAGCTGGTCGACCAAGGTGCGGCCGTACCAGCACACCCGGCCCACAACGACCTCCTGGAGGGGCACTCCATAAATCGGGACGGTGATTGGGGGATAGGCCGAGTTATCCGAGGCCATGGTGAGGTGGGCCTGGTCAGTAGATAGGAAGAGGCGCTTGACCCTGGCCTCGGAGCTGCCTGGAACCCTCCGGACTAGGTGCAGGGCCCCCTTCCGTGGCTCCAGGCGCAAGGCCAAGGCCGTGTTCACCATCACGGTGTCGCCGGCCTGAATGGTCGGACTCATGGAGTCGCCCTGCACCCGGGCCAGGAATAAATTTGCCTCGGTGCCCGCCCGACATTGCCTGAGCACGGACTCGACGAAGGAGAAACTGAAGGGAAGCCGCTCTGCGTCAGGGCCGAGGTCCGCTATTTCTCCCGAAGGACCGCACGAGGGCAGCCCATCCAGCAGTGGCAGCAGGAACAACCCAGGTTCATGACGGTCTTCCAGGTAGCGTGGCCCCCGGCCCGATCGCATTTCGCCCTCGCCGGTCATGAGCCAAGCAGAGGAAATCCCCCAAACGAGTTCGATTGCCAAACTGTCGGACAGGGAGAAATCCGCGGCACCGGATTCCCACTGGCTGATCGTGCTCTTGGTCTTCCCGATGGGGGTTCCAAAAGCCGCCCCCGACAGGTTCAGGGAGTTCCGAGCAATCCGCAGTCGTCCTCCTTTCTGCACCACGTCCGACGCCAGTTTGGCCAGCTGGACGGAGGTCTTCCCACTGCCGGTCGCGATGTCGAGTACAGCACGCCGCCGTGGGATAGACGCCTTCCCCGATGAAAGGATCGGGGCACTGCTGGGCGGCTTCTTGTGTTCCATAACCAAACTTTTCCTCTTGCGAAGTTCGATTGTCGAACCATACTCGTCTGGTAGCGGCGTAGAGGTCTACGCCACCCGGAGAAAACCATGTCGTCTCAAATCCCTCAGCGCAAGGGGGCGGCCGGTGGCCTGTCCACAAACGTCCAAGCCATCCTTGCCACGGCAGCGGATGTCCAACAGATGATCTCACACGGGATCAACCCTGACGGGAGTTTGAGCCCCGAGGCTTTCAGGGCGCTGCTCAAGCTGAAGGGCATCAATATCAAGGCCCTGACGGAGCTGCACGGGTTTCAGGATCCCATCTTCCACCAGGTGATCAATCGAGAGTTTCAGAACGAAACCGTCGAGAACATCATCGCTGAGGTCTTAGGTCTGAGCGGTGACGCCGACAGGATCTGGGGCCGGCAGGCCAAGTCGAATCCGGCCGCGTGAGGGGGTTCAAGGTGACCCCCTCTACCTCCACGCAAGGTGCAGCGACAGGTGCAGCGCTCGACGAGGTGCCGCTGCACCCAGGAAATGGGTCGCTGCACCCCTCTGATTCCTTGGAAAACAAAGGATCCCGTGTTGCGGGTGCTTTGGCGCAGGGTGCAGCGGGTGCAGCGACAGGTGCAGCGCTCCTGACTCTTTCCGAGGCCTCTGGGCTGACCGGAATCAGGCGCCAGCCTCTGGTAAGGCGCCTCGAGCGATCGGACCTGCTCCACGACCGCATTTCGGAGTCTGGGCCCAACAAGGGCCGAACGGAAAAGGTCGTCGAAACCGAGGCATTGTTCAGCCTCTACCCGGACGCTCGCCGCGTTTGGCTCGCCCGCCAGGCTGCCGAGGCGGAACTGTCCGCCCCGAAGGCCCCTGCGATTGCGCCGGCGACCGATCCCTCGGCCATCCCCTCCATGAGGGATTGGCAGCGCCAGCGCATGGATGCGCGGATGGCCTTCCTGCGGCACCTGGACCACCAGGTGGCAGACCTCGGTCTCACGCGGGAGCGGGCCATCAACCGGCTGCTGGGCGACGCGGAGGCCGGCCGCCTGCCCGAGGCGCTGCAGCTGCTCCTGCCGATGGCCAACGCCCGGTCCGGCCAGTCCGGGGATCGCACCCTCAGCCGGCGCACCCTTCAGCGGTGGGCGGCCGAGGCCAAGCAGGGCATGGATCGGCTGGCCCCGAAGGCATGGGAGCGGCCTGAGCCCCTCTGGGCCCCCACGCTGCTGGATCTCTTCAGGAAGCCCCAGAAGCCCAGCCTTCGCCACATCGTGCTGGACGTCCTCCCGGGGGCCCTCAAGGCCGGGGTGAAGCCCCCGAGCTACGACGCGGCCCGGCGCTGGCTGGAGAAGGTGGGTGAGATCGAGAAAATGCGCGGCCGTATGCTTGACCGCGAGCTGAAGACCCAGAAGCCGTTCATCCGGCGGACCTTCGCCGATCTGGAGCCCCTGGACGTCGTCACGGCCGATGGCCACACGTTCGACGCCGAGGTGCAGCACCCCCACACGGGCCGCCCCTTCCGGCCCGAGATCACCACCCTGGTGGACATCGCCACCCGGCGCGTCATCGGGTGGTCCGTGGGCCTGGCCGAGAGCGCCCTGGTCGTGATCGACGCCTTCCGGCACGCCGTCATCACCCATGGCATCCCGGCCATCTTCTACACGGACAACGGGCCCGGCTACGTCAATGCCCAGGTCGTGTCGATGCTCACCCGCGTGGGCACTCGCCCCGAGAACAGCATCCCCTACAACAGCCAGGCCCGGGGCGTCATCGAGCGCCTGCAGAAGACCCTCTGGGTCGAGCTGTGCGCCAAGCAGTTGCCCACCTACATGGGCAAGGACATGGACCGCCAGGCGAAACAGATCGTCTATAAGCACACCCGGAAGGTGGACAAGTCACCGGTCCTGGTGCCCTGGGAGACGTTCCTGGCCTTCGTGGATGCCGTCGTGGGCACCTACAACAGCCGGCCCCACAGCGCACTCCCCCGGCTGAAGGACGAGTCCACAGGAGGCCTTCGCCGCCCCTCCCCTGAGGAATGCTGGCAGCGGTTCTGCGCCCAGGGATGGTCTCCCTGCACGTCCCCTGACGTGCTGGACGACCTGATGCCCCAAGAGATCCGCACTGCCATCCGCGGGGAGATCAGCCTCTTCGGCCACACCTACTTCTCGGCCCAGCTGGCCGAGTGGAACGGGGAGAAGCTCCGCGTGGCCTATGACGTCCACGACGCAAGCCGCGTGTGGGTCCGAACCCTTTCGGGGACCTTCATCTGCGAAGCGCGGTTCGAGGCCAATTCCCGTCGCTACTTCCCCACGAGCGTGGTGGAGGATGCTCGCCACACCAGGCTCCAGGGCCAGCTCAAGCGCCTGGACGCCAAGGCCGCCGCCCTGCAGCCGCCTGATGCCTTGCCTGCGCTGGAGATCCGCCAGCTCACGAGTGATGTGATGGAGGCCAGCGACGCTCAGTTGCGGAAGCTGGGACTTCCCATGGAGAGCCAGGCCAGCGATGAGGGCCCGGTCCAGGAATCCTCTAACACCTCCGACCGTCCCGCCTTCCGCTCGGATCGCGAGTATTACCTCTGGGTTCTCGACAACCCCGACCTGGCTGACCCCGAAGAGGTCGCCGAAGTCCAAACCCGCCTCAAGCGGGACCCCTTCTTCTCCACCCTGCTGGGCCGCGACAGCGCGGCCACGGCCTAGTCCACCCCCATCTCCCCCTTTGGAGGAAGCGTGAAGCGGCAATTCGTCAAAACCAGCAACCTGCGGCTGTTCCTGGCCGGGCTCGAAATCCTGGAACGGCGGGCAGCCCCCGAGGCCAGCATCATGGTGGTCACCAGTGAGCCTGGCTACGGGAAAACCCGGACGCTCCAGTGGTATTCCACCCAGAGCGCAGATGCCATCTACATCCGCGCCAAGGCCGGCTACACCCGTCACTGGTTCCTGGCCGAGCTGATCAAGGAGCTGCGCGGGGTGCCCAGCCGCAGCAACGAAGAGATGTTCCGCGAGGCGGTCAAGCGGATGCAGGGCCGGCCATATGTCCTGATCGTGGACGAGGTCGAACACGCCCTGGCCGACACCCAGGTGCTGGAGGTCATGCGCGACCTCAGCGACCTGCTGGAGACCCCCGTGGTGCTGGTGGGCATGGAGCAGGCCCAGGCCAAGATCGCCCGGCACCCCCAGATCAGCAGCCGCGTCGCGCACGTCGTCGCCTTCCAGCCGGCCAGCCTCGAGGATATCGCGGCCACGGCCCGCGAGCTGCTGGATGGCCTCACCCTCCACGAGGACCTGCTGAGCGAGATCCAGAAGCAGACCAAGGGCCGGATGCGCGAAATCATGAACGCCTTGGCCATCTGCGAGTCCACCGCCCGCCAGCGCAAGGTGAAGACGCTGGCCCTGGCGGACCTGGAGGGGCAGCAGCTCACCTACGACTGGCAGGCGCGGCGCCCCCGCGTCATGCAGATGGTGAAGCCTTGACCAGCAGCCAGCGCGTCCTTCAGGTCCTGGGCACCCGCCTGGGTAAGGTCTCCGTCAAGGAGATCCAGGAGGCCGCTTGCCTGACGAAGGACCAGGCCTACAGCGCGGTTGCCGTACTCGTGCGCCGGGGCTACGCCCAGAGGCGCGGCGAGGGCCACGTCAAAGCAACTGCTGAAGGCTTGAAGTTCCTGCAGCGGGGAGAGCAGGTGCACCACGGCCCCAAGGGGCCGCGGGTTCTGGAACAGGATGGGACCAGCCTCCGGTCCAGGCTCTGGCGCGCCATCCGTCTCCTGCACAAGGCCACCGTGCGGGAGGTCCTGGAGCTGGCTGAGCGCGGCAACGAGGGCAACGCCGCCAGCAACGCGAAGGACTACCTCAACATCCTCGTCCGGAGCGGCCACCTGACCCGGATGTCCCGCCCGGGAACCCCCGAGCCGCCCGCCACCACCCCGCCCTCCCGCTACTGCCTGCTCAGGGATAGCGGACCCCTCGCCCCCCAGTGGAACAAGCGCCAGCGGCGGGNNCTTCGATGTGGCTTGAGATCCTCCACGCCCAGGTCAAGGCCCGCGGTCTCGGCTCGGTGGCCACGGACTTGGACTACTCCAAGGCCACCCTCTCCCTGGTCCTCAACGGCAAGTATTCCTCCGACACCACCCGCCTGGAAGCCGCTGTCCTGGCGACCTTCGGCACCATCAACTGCCCGTTCGAAGACATCTCCATCACTGCCGAGGTCTGCAAGTCCTGGCAGTCCCGGGATCTCCCGACGTCCTCGGCCTGGTCGATCCGCCACTGGGCGGCCTGCCAGGCCTGTCCCCACAACACCTCCCTGAAGGAGTCGTGATGAACCGAACCGCCACCACCGCGCCCGCTGACGTGCTCTGGGCTGCGTTCAATGCCGAAGGGGCCATCGGGGCCATCCACGACCTGACCAGCCTGGAAACGGCCTCTCAGGCCCTCCTGAACTACGAAAAGGCGCTGCTCGACGCTTCGCCGGAAACCCAGCTGGAGGCCCGCCAGCAGGCCTTCGAGGAAGGCCTGACCATCCCCACGGTCTTCGCGCTCATCCACGCCTACACCACGGCCTGGAAGGCGCTCTACCTCGCCATCCACGCCACCAACCTGCCCCTTGACCCGGCCATCTAGGCCCAACCCGGAGACCCCGTGACCCCCACCCCCAAAATCCCCGAGGGCTACCGCCAGAACGCCAACGGCGACCTGGTCCTCATCGACAACATCAAGCAGATCGACCTGCTCCGCGACGAGCTGGTGGTCTCCATCGCAGCCCGGGCCCGGGAGAAGTCCGGCGAGCTGGCTGAGTTCAAGACCTCCGTCATGGCGGACGTGGACGCCTTCGTCCGGACCAGCGCGGAGCGGTTCAAGGCCAAGTTGGGTGGGAAAAAGGGCAACCTGACCCTCATGAGCTTCGATGGCCGCTTCAAGGTTCTCGTGGCCCAGCAGGACAGCATCACTTTCGATGAGCGTCTCCAGGTCGCCAAAGCCCTTATCGACAAGTGCATCAAGAAGTGGTCGGACGGTGCGGATGCCAACCTCCTGGCCCTGGTCAACGATGCCTTCCAGGTGGATAAGACCGGCAACGTGAGCATCCGCCGCGTCCTGGGCCTGCGATCCCTCGAAATTGACGACCGGGACTGGAAAAAGGCCATGGATGCCATCGCCGAATCCGTCCAGGTTGTGGGCTCGAAGAGCTACCTCCGGGTCTACGAACGCACCGAGGCCGGCGACTACCTCCCCATCAGCCTCGACATGGCGGCGGTGTAGCCATGGAGCAACTCCAGGCCGACCTGGCCCTTCCCCGCATCCCCATGGGCTACCTCAGCGCTCCCATGAGCGCCCCGGACGCCCTGACGCGCTGCCTACACAACCTCGCCGCCAAGCGGGTCTCCCACGAGCTGTGGGAGGCCGAGGTGCTCCACTACTGCCCCCATGCCAATAGCCCCACCATCGGCAGCTCCGACGTGGCTTACGAGGCCTGGATGGCCATGGACCTGGAGGTGCTCCGGCGCTGCGACTTCATCGTGATGGCCGGGAATTGGGGCGAAAGCGCCGGGTGCCGTCGCGAGCTGGCCATGGCCATGCACCTGAACATCCCCGTGGCCTACAGCGTGGAAGCCGCGATCGCCCTGGACCAGCAGCTCCGGTCGAAGGTGGCTTGATGCGCGAGTCCACCGCCGCTGCGATCCTGCCCGTCCCCGTGGTTGTGAACGGGCAGACCTTCTACTGGACCCCCGCCGAAGGCCTTGATGCCGCCGTGGTCGCCCAGGTGGAGGGGTGGATCAAGCGGAGGGCGGAATCCTACCTCCAGGCCGCCGCCATGCGCGGTCTGGAGCGGGAGGACCTGCTGCAGGAAGGCCGGGCTGGTGCCCTGCGTGCCGCCCAGGACTACGATCCCGCCTTCGGTGTCGGGTTCCTGAGCTACGCCGACCACTGGATCCGGCAGTCCATGCGGACCGCCCTGGGCCGCGCCCAGGACGTTTACATCGAGCGCCGGGCCCTCCGCCAGGCGCTGAAGACCAACGATCTGCCCACCGTGCTGCGTCTTGACGCCAGGGTTGCCGACGGAGACGCGGCTCTGGTGGACCTGCTCCCTTCGCCTGCCTCCAGCCCCATCGAACAAGCCGAACAAGCCGAGCGGGAGTCCCTCCTGTGGCGCGCCCTGTCCAAGCTGGAGCCCCATCATCGCGCCGTGCTCATCCATCGCTACGGGCTTCAGGGGCCCGAGGAATCCCTGAAATCCGTGGGCCTTCGTCTGGGCTGCACACATGAGCCCGTTCGCAGGCTCCAGCTCGTGGCCGAGGCCAAACTTCGCGCCCTCCTCATGGAGACCGCCATGCCGAAATCCGCCGTCAAGCCCGGCGCCAAACCAACTGCAAAGCCCCCCATCCCCAATTACCAGCCTGGAACCCAGATCACCATCGACGATCGCATCCGCGAACGGGAGCGGGCCGAGGCTCAGTCCCTGCGCGAAGCCAGGGAAGCCGCCCGCGTCCTGAAGAAGACCCGCGTGGATGCAACCAAGGGGCAGTGCCTCTTCCCGGAGGTGGTCCATGCCTGAGCAAGTCACATGCCCCGGATGTGAAGGCTGGGGAGCCATCCGAGACGGAAAGGCCAGCACCGTCCGATGCGAGGTCTGCAAGGGGGAAGGCTCCCTGGACGTCGAGGACGTCGAGATCCCGTCCATCGTCCGGGGCGTGCTGCTGGCCATCGTCGTCTTCATTATCGTTTGGTTCGTGCTGGTGGGCTCCTCTGTGCTGCAGGTCGAGCCATGAACCTCCAGCACACCGCCGTCCACCTGCTCCACCAGGTAGCTGACACCCTTTCGGGTCTCGGTGAAGGGGCTACTTATCCCGCCGAACACCGCTTTGAGGCGGCGAAATTCGCGGAAGCTGCGAAGCGCCTGTCCGTCGAGCCCTGCCGCCTAGAGGACATCCAGGCCGCCAGGGCCTTGATGAAGGATGCCCACCCCCAACTCCGCGCCGTTGATGCGGCCAAGCTGCCCGACATGGTTCGTGGCTGGTTCGACGCCGTCTGCTACACGCAGAACGCGGTGATGGACCTTCTCTCAGCCCTGGAAGCCTTCCACAAGCACATCAGCCTCGACAAGCCAGAAGGCCGGTCCATGGCGAAGCGCCTCCAGCGCCTGATCCCCGCGGGCTGGTGGGGCAGCCGATGACCGAGAGCCCCCGCATCCGAGAGCTTCGCCAGGATCTGGCCGAGCTGCGCGACCCCGGCCCGCACGACGGCCCCGGACATGCCCTCTATCTCGCGCTTCGCCAGGGCTACATCGAGGACCTGGCGCTACTGGGCGCCCCCATTCAGCCCGAAGAGCCCAAGCGCGTCCTTCCCCGCATCAGGCCCTGGGCGGCCCTGCCTGCACCAAGGCCGGCCGTTCCTGCAACGAAACCCACCCTTCCTGCAACGGAACCGCCCGTCCGTGAAACGGCACCAGCGGTTCCGCAGCCCATCAGCACAACCCAGGAGGTGCGCCATGCCGACAGCCCCGGTAACGCCTGGGCGCCAGGCGCCCCCGTCGCTCAAGAGGAACCCATGCCGAAGTCCCGCCGAGGAGCCCCGGCCCCAGATCCCAGAACGCGCATCGAGCACCTGGTGGGCCGCATCAAGGCCGCGAGCAGGAAGGGCGAGAAGCTCTACTGGGCGCAGCAGGAAATCCGCGCCCTCTGCGCGGCCAACGACCTGGAAGTCCCCCCCGAAGCCCAGAAGGTGCGGGCTTCCAGGCAAGACGCCCCCCCCCAGCACTTGGAGATGGGCGCCGAGCGGGTGGCCGCCGTGCCGCCTGAACCGGTCCCTGCGGACCCAGCCCCCGTGGAGGTCCGGGAGAAGCCGGTCCAGCCGGATGGCCCGGCCGCCACGCCCATCACCGAGGAGCGGAGCTTCTCCTTCGTGCAGCGCCTGATCCTGAAGCGGATCACCCACCTGAACGACCTGGCGCCCTCCCGTGAGGAGTGGCGTCAAATCGCCCGCGACCTCGCCGTCCTGGAGACCACCGCCGGGGCTGCCCGCCTGATCGCCGAACGGCATGCGGAGGTCGCGTGAAACACCGACCCTTCGCGCTCGCTGTCTGGTACGAGATCCCCGGCAAGGGCCACGCCCACGCCGTCCTGCTCCCGGACCAGCCCTTCCAGCGCCTCAGCCCTTCCGAGGCCCAGGAGGCCATCTGCGGGGCGGAGATCCCCCAGGGGAGCCCCGTCCAGTTCGACACCGACTTCCACGATTGCCGCGGCTGCCTGGCGGCCATGAGGCGGCGGGCATGAGGAAGCTGCGCACGTTCCCTCTTCCCCACAAGGCCTCTCGGCTCCCCGCCGGCGTGTCCTGCACCTGGCGGAAGCGCCCTGGAAAGCGCCCCTACTTTGAGTTCCAGGTGCTCTGGGCCGACGACAAGGGCCACCCGAAGATCAAGCATTTCTACGTGGGCGTCGAGCCCACCCCCATCCGCCGCAAGCTCATGCGCCTGAAGGCCATCGCCTTCCGGAAGGCCTATGAGATGAGGCGTCGACCCATTCATGTGCCGAGTCCTTGATGCGGCTAGTGTCCGCGCAATCCAAGGATCTGACCCATTTACCCAGCCGTGACGCGACTCACCACCTAGGAGCCACCTTGAAAGTTATGACCGTTCTGATCGAAATCCCCGATGACAGGACTGAGGAAGCCTTCCGCGAGATGCTCGACAGCCTCTCCGATCAGGTCATCTCTGCTGACCTAGAAACCCTCACGGTCCGTTTGCGCGACGAGCGCGACCACGGTTAGCACCTGTCCAAAACAACTACCCATCCCACGAAAGGGGGAATCATGATCCTTAAAACCTGTCCCTTCTGCGGCTCCGTGCCCACCATGCGCCCCTGGCATGGTGGCGGTCCCAACAAGGTGCTGCTCGCCTGTGAAAACGATCCTGGATGCGATGTCCTTCCGGTCGTGACCGGCGAAACGCCCGAGGAAGCTGGGGCATCGTGGAACCGCCGCGCCTAGCGCACCTGTTCAGATCTGGGGGACATCGTGAAACCTGAATCCGTCTACATCAACCTGCGCACCGGGAAACGCTACCACCGATGGGCGATCTCAGAGGACCCGCGCACCGGCAGAACAACCTTTGTCATGCGCCAACTTTTCGGTAATGCCGACGAACTGACCCGCTTTGAAAGTGAGGTATTGAATCGGTGGCAGAAAGTTCCCGTGACCCCCGAAGACCTCGCCTTCTACCACGAACACATCGCAGCCCGCTGAGGCTGTCCACAGGCGGACGCATGGTCCGCCCTCAGAAAAAGGAAATCTCTGCGATGTGCTTGGTCAGGAACGCGGCGATCTCCTCCGCCTGGGCTTCAGAGGTTCCTGCCTTCAATGAAATGCCGAGGTACTTCCCTTGAATCGCAGGCAGATCAGGACCTCGCATCATCAGCCACGGCTCCCCGGACCGACCCTCTTCCACGGTGAACATTTCCGGCACCACACGGGCATTTGGCATTGACCGTCCCTCCCCCAGAACAAGGTTAGGCCCCATCCAAGCTGAGAGGAACATCTATGGAGCGAAACGATCTGGCCCACCGCATGCTGGCGCTGGCCAATGCGGACCGGCTTCCTGAAGAACACGAGCTGCGCACCCTGGCGCAAACCCTTGAAGAGACCGTCCGGGGGTTCTACTCCGAGCCTCAGACCCACACCGTCCAGCAGACCTTGGGTGCCTGGGCCCGGGCCCGGAAGGCGTGGTGTGCCTACACCCTGGAATCGCTGGTATGACCACCATCGACCCCCGTCGCGCCAAGGACCTTGCCCGGATCCACCTGGCCAAGAAGGAGCTGGACTTGGACGATGCCACCTACCGGAGCCTGCTGCGGGCCACCACGGGCAAGGACAGCGCCTCGGCCATGGGCCCGGGCGAGCGGTGGAAGGTTCTCTGCGAGCTAGGGCGGCTGGGGGCGAGGTCCGCGGCCACCAGCTTCCCCGGCAAGCCCAACCTGGTTCCGGTCGAATCCGTAGCCCTGGTCTCGAAGATCGAGGCCCAGCTTGCCGAGGCGAAGCGCCCGTGGGCCTACGCCCACGCCATGGCCCGACGCATGTTCGGCAAGGATCAGGTTCAGCACTGTGAGCTGGAGGAGCTGTCGAAGATCGTGTCGGCCCTCGCCTACGATGCGAAGCGGCACGGACGCTATCAGGGGTAGAATCGCCATGAATCCGGGGGGAGCCATGATGGGATCACGTTCGGCAGCCGTCTTGATGGCGCTGGTGCTGACGGGTTGCACCGCCACCAAAATCTATGTGGCGCCTGAGCCTCAGCGCAATGCCTACACCCACGTTGCGATCAAGACCACGCTCGATCCGCTCAACCTCCGGCCCATTATCGCGGAGCACCTCCGGAAGGTGGGCTACACGGTCGTCTCGGACAAAGAGCAGCTCGCGGATGGAACCCGGTTCGCCGCGGCCTCGTTCATCTATTCATTCGAGCGCGACGTTTTCCACGACACCTTCAGCTACTTCTACCTTGAGATCAAAGACCCCAAGACGGACGTTCAGCTCGCATCGGTGAGATTCTCCGGGCAGTCTCCCCGCAGCGCCGAGAGAATTCTCGAGGGCTTGATGTCCGATATGACCGAGCAGTTATCGTCAAGACGCAGGCAATAGCCATGGTCTCCCCTTCGACGTGTCAGGCCTGGTGTGGCCATCGAGAAGCAAAACACCATCCTGAAGGAGAGGCCGCTATGGAGGCAGGCCTGGAGGTCGGTCTTGAGTATCGGCGTTTTTGGTGGCCCCACCCGTACGCCCGTGAGAGACGGAGGCTTTGGGTGAATGTGGTAATCGGCTACCGCCATTTTGTCGACGGAGAGCCATTCCCCAAGGAGTCCTGATTCCCTGGTGGAGGCAATGCCCGCAATGGAGAAGAAGATGGACCTCGCATTCAGGACACGGAACGCCTGCGATCAGCTGATGCGGTATGGAGGAGGCGTTGCGAACACTCAACTGGCCGAGGTGCTGGACAAGCTAACTGACATCAACGACGACCTTCAACACGGGCGAGATCCACTCTTGATCCAGGAAGGGGTCGAAAAGGCCAAGGCTCTGTTAGATGCGGTCGCCGCGAGCGCTCCATAGCATTCGATCCCAATCACACAACCCGGCCCCGCAGACGCGGGGCTTTTTCGTGCCCATGCAATCAGGTGTCATGCGGCCTAGATTCCAAGCTGGGGGGAGCCATGGCGGATTACCCGGAGATCCTGGAGGAACTGGCCGCACACCTGGGCGAGGCCCTGGTGAAGCGCGGGCTCTCGAAAGAGGTCGCCGCCCAGGTCGCCTGGGAGTCTGCGGACTGGCTCCGCCAGCCCACGGCCTGGGGCGGGCGGTCGATCTACATCCCGAGGGCGGAGCAGATCGAGCTGAGGGCCCGGGATCTGGAGATCTACCACCGCCAGGTCTTCGAGCACTGGAGCTATCCCCTGCTGGCGAAGACCTACAACCTGACCGAGATGCGGATCCGCCAGGTGCTGGCCCGGGTGCGCCAGCAGCGCCGGCAGCGCGTCGAGGCTGGGGGGCTGTTCCCGGCAGAGGACTGCGGCTGATCCTGTCTTGAAAACGCTTTTAAAGCACTGGTGACGCGCGCGGGCGAAGTTCGGGGCACTGGAGGTCCCATGGACGCTTCCCCCGATCGCACCTTGGTCCAACGCCTGTCTGCCTGGCTGTCTGATGCCTTCGCCGCCCTGATGGGCTTCCTACTGGGCGCCCACGGCTTCGAGATGGACCGGGCCGCCCGGGGCCGCGTGGCCCTGGCCCTTCTGCTCGTGGCAGCCCTGGGCGGCTGGGTCACCGCCAAGAGCCTCGCCGCCTGGGCGGTGCTGCAGCCCAACCCGGACAACCCGGCCTGGGAGCTGGCCCTTCAGGCGCGACTGGCCCTCTTCCGGGCGCGCACGGCCCTGGGCTTGGCCCTGGGGGTGCTGCTGCTCACCTGGGCCGCCTTCCAGGCCATCGACCGCACGCGTCTGGGCAAGCGGCTCTGGCACTGGTCGCAGGCGGCGGACTCAGAGGCGAGCGCTGCCGCCAAGACCCTCTCAGCCGGCATCGCCTTCGCGGCCCTTCTGCTCGCCTTCGCCTACCTGGCGGGCCAGGTGATCCGGTGAAGAGCCTCCGCGTCCTCCTCCTGGTCCTCGTGGCCCTCATCGGGCTCACGGCCCAGGTCCCCTACGTGGCGACCTTCCGGGTCGTCGCTGGGCCGCGCTGGGTGGACCGGGCGGCCCAGGTGAAGGCTGAAAGCCTCTTCCGAGCCACCGTGACGGCCCCGGATGGCGGCATGGGGCTGGCCCAGTTCATGCCCGCGACCTGGTCGTGGGCACAGGACATGGGGTGGGTGACCCGCGGATCCAGCGCCTACGAGCCCACGGCAGCCATCACCGCCCAGCACGCCTACATGACCTGGCTGGAGGTCAGGACGGGTGGGCGCCTAGATCCGGCCCTCGGGGCCTACAACGCCGGGCTCGGCTCTGTGCGCAAGGCCCAGCTGCTGGCCGCCCAGCTGGGCCTGCAGGGTCAGGCGGCCTGGCTGCAGGCGCTCCCCCGGGTGACCGGGGAGCGCAACGCCTCCATCACGCGGGGCTACCTCGCCCGCAACCTCAGGTACCGGATCGAACTGGGAGGTGGCCGTGCGCCTCGTTGATCTTGAACCCCAGTTCATTCGGCGAGAGGTCCGGGAAGGTGGGCGCGAATTCTACATCCCCGTGGACGGCCTGAATGAAGCCAATGGCCTGATGTTCCTTTGTCCTGGGTGCTTCCAGGCCAAGGGAGCGCGGCCAGGCGTCCACTCGGTTCTCTGCTACAAGCCGCAGATCCCATCGGAGGTGAAACCTGGTCCGGGCAGATGGCCCATGACCGGGTCTGACTACTCGGACCTGACGCTCACGCCCTCGATCCTGTTGGGCTGCGGGTGGCACGGCTTCATCACCAACGGGGAGGTCATCACCGTATGAGCCTCCTCACCCGCGTCCTGGCCATTCTCCTGGCCATCGTCACCATCGGGGGCGGTCTGGCCCTCGGTTACGGCCGCCGCGAAGCGGAAAGGGCCATCCAGGCCGAGCAGCGCCTGGTCCTGGCCAACCAGGCCGCAGCGAACCTCAAGTCCGCCCTGGAGGCCGAGCAGCGCGGCATGGAAGCCCTTCGGGAGGAGCGACGAGTCCAGGAGGCCCAGCTGCGTGCCGCGGCCAGCTCCGCTGCCCAGGTCCGCCGTGAGGGCGACGCCCGGGCTCACGCCGTGCTGCTGGCTCCAGCGCCAGAGGTTCAGGCCGGCGACACCCGGGACCTGGTGCGCTGGGCGGCCATCCAGGCCCGGGATCTGAACCGCCGCCTGGAGGTGCCCCGATGAAGCGCCTGATCAGCATCCTGGCCCGAGTGGTGGTCATCCTGGCGAGCATGGCGTTCGCCGCCGCCTTCATCGGATGCGCCAAACCATCCGCTAATCCCGTGGTCGTCCGGGAGCCGGTCCCCGTGCCGTGCCCCCCGCCGTCCATCCCAGCGCGCCCAGCGCTCCCCTCGGCCCAGCTGGGCCCTGATCCCACCTTGCGCGACCTCCTTCGTGCCCTGCTGGCCGACCGCGAGGTCCTGGCCGCCTGGGCCCTGGACCTGGAGATCCGCCTGAAGGCCTACCTGCCTCCCGAAACCAAGGAGCCCCGATGAACCGCCGGAAATCCCCACCGCCCGGGCTTTGCCCGGGATGCCAGTACGACCCCCAGCTGTCGGGTGAGATCAAGGGCAAGCTCGACATGATCCACGAGGGCGTGAAGGGGCACGCGGCGAGGCTGGATGGCCTGGATGCCCGGCTGCGGAGCGTCGAGAACAAGGGTGCCGTGGCTGGGGCCGTGGCCGGGCTCCTGATGGCCGTAGGGGTGAACCTCGCGGGCTGGTGGCTCAAGGGGAAGAACTGACATGGCCCACCCGCCGGAGAAGCGCACCCAGCTCCGCAGCCTCTATGTCCACAAGGGCCTGGGGCTGGAGCACGCGGCACAGCGCATGGCTGTCGCTCCGCGCACGGCCAGCCGGTGGAAGCAGGAAGCCGAGGCCGAAGGCGACGACTGGGACAAGGCCCGGGCGGCGCACCACCTGGCCGGCGAGGGCGCCGAGGCCGTCAGCCGTGCCGTCCTGGAGGACTTCCTGAACCTGTTCCAGGTCGTCATGGGCGAGGTGAAGGGCGAGAAGGGCACCAAGCTGAAGCCCGTCGAGAAGGCCGAGGCCATCAGCCGCCTCGCCGACGCCTACACCAAGACCACCCGGGCCATCCAGCGCAGCGCCCCCGAGCTGAACCGCCTGGCTGTGGCCAGCGAGGTGCTGCAGCTGCTGGTGCGCTGGATCCGCGCCAATGCCCCCAAGCAGGCTCCGGCCCTGCTGGAGGTCCTGGAAGCCTTCGGGGCCGAGCTGGTGAAGCACTATGGCTGAGAAGCTCTCCAAGAAGGCCTTCCTGGACGACCTGCGGCAGTTGGCTGAGGGCTTCCGGCGAGACATCGAGGCCCAGGTGGACGGCTTCGACCCCGGGGCCGAGGCCCAGGAGGCGCGGAGGGCCCGGGCGAAGGCCGACTTCGGGTTCTTCTGCCGCGAGTATTTCCCGCACTACATCAAGGCCGAGCCGAGCAGGCTCCACGAGTGGCTGTTCGAGCGCCTGCCTCGCCTGGCCCGGGAACGTCGTGGCGTGAAGCTGGCTCTGGCTGCGCCCCGCGGCGAGGCCAAGAGCACCATCTGCACTCAGCTCTTCGTGATCTGGTGCGTGGTCTTCGAGCTCTACTGGATGATCCCCATCGTCATGGACACCTTCGAGCAGGCCGCCGAGATGCTGGAGGCCATCAAGGCCGAGCTGGTGTCGAATCCGCGCCTGCTCATGGACTACCCCGAGGCTACGGGCGAAGGGAGGGTGTGGCAGGCCGGGGTGATCCTCACGGCCAACAACCGGAAGATCCGGGCGGCTGGCAGCGGCAAGAAGTTGCGCGGCATGCGCCACGGGCCGTACCGGCCGGACCTGGTGGTGCTGGACGACATCGAGAACGACGAGAACGTGAAGTCGCCCGAGCAGCGGGACAAGCTCCAGTCCTGGATGACCAAGGCCGTGCTGAAGCTCGGAGCGGCCGATGACACCATGGATGTGATCTACGTGGGCACGGTGCTCCACTACGACAGCCTGCTGGCCCGCACCCTGAGGAACGCCCTTTGGGAGCACAGGACCTTCAAGGCGATCATCGAATGGCCCCACCGCATGGACCTATGGGACCAGTGGGAAGAGGTCCTGCTGAATGAGGGGCGTGAAGCCGCTGATGCGTTCTATTTGGCGCGCAGCGAAGAGATGGACCGGGGCGCGGTGGTCTCCTGGCCGGCAGCCCGCCCCCTGGTCAAGCTCATGCTGGTGCGGGCCCGTGACGGCCACAGCGCCTTCGACAGCGAGCTGCAGAACGACCCGCTGAGCGACGAGGGGGCCCCTTTCGCGAAGGTGATCTTTTGGGTGGGGGAGAACCCGCGCTGGCTGTTCTACGGGGCGGCGGACCCCAGCCTCGGAAAGCAGGGTAACCGGCGGGACCCTTCGGCCATCCTGGTGGGCGGCTTCGACCGGCAGTTCGGGATCCTGGACGTGGTGGAAGCCAGCATCGCCAAGCGCCTGCCGGACAAGATCATCTCGGACGTCATCGAGGCCCAACGGAAGTGGCTCTGCCTGATGTGGGCCATCGAGTCGGTGCAGTTCCAGGAGTTCTTCAGAACCGAGCTGGTTAAGCGCAGCGCCCAGCTTGGCGTGCCCGTCCCTGCCAGGCCGGTCATTCCCCACTCGGACAAGGACCTGCGCATCGAGAGCCTCCAGCCCCACGTGGCCAACGGACTGATCCGGTTCAATCCCAGGCACGTCACCCTGCTGGACCAGCTGCGCCACTGGCCCAAGGCAGACCATGACGACGGCCCCGATGCCCTGCAGATGCTGTGGGCCACCGCCGTGTCCAGCAGCGCTGTCTACGACTACAAGGCCGTGGGCCATCGCGGGGGCTCCCGCAGCGGCCTGCGGGGGAAAGGAGCCTTCTGATGGCCACGCTCTACGACGCCCATGGGAACAAGGTGGATCTGGGGCGCCTCCGGGAGGAGGTCGCTGCGCCGGGCCTGACATCCGTTCGCCAGGTCTGGGGCGACCAGGTCGCCGTGGGGCTCACGCCCCAGCGCCTGGCCAACCTGCTGAGGGCCAGCGAACAGGGGGATGCCCAGGCTTACCTTGCCCTGGCTGAGGAAATGGAGGAGAAGGACCTGCACTACCGGGCGCAGCTGGGCACCCGGAAGCTCGGCTGCGCTGGCCTCCCCCTGGTGGTGGAGGCGGTGAGCGATGCCAAGGAGGACCAGGACGCCGCTGACCTGGTTCGGGAGGTCCTGGCCCGGGAGGACCTGGAAGACATGCTGGTGGATTCTCTCGATGCCCTGGGGAAGGGCTTCAGCGTCTGCGAGGTTCTCTGGGAGACCAACGCCAATCAATGGGTGCCCCGAGACGTCGTCTGGCGGGACCCGCGGTGGTTCGCCTTCGACCAGGTCGATGGTCGCACCCTGAAGCTAGTGGAGGCCGGTGGCCTGGTCGACCTGGTGCCCTTCAAATACGTCGTCCACCAGCCGAAGCTCAAGTCAGGGATCCCGATCCGTGCCGGCCTGGCGCGAGCCAGCGCCTGGGCCTACCTCTTTGCCAACTACGGCCTGAAGGACTGGGTGAGCTTCCTGGAGATATTCGGCCAGCCCCTCCGGGTGGGCAAGTACCCGGTCGGGGCAAGCCCAGATCAGGTGGCTGTCCTGGAGAAGGCCGTGCGCAACATCGGATCTGACGCCGCGGCCGTGATCCCCGATGGCATGGTCATCGACTTCGTTGAGACCTCGATCTCCGGGAGCACTGACGGCTACGAGCGCCTGCTGCGCTACCTGGATGGGCGGGTGACGCTCGCCGTGCTGGGGCAGACCCTCACCAGCGGGCAGACCCAGGGCGGGGGAGGCTCCCTGGCGCTGGGCGAGGTCCACAACGAGGTCCGGAACGACATCAAGCGTGCGGACGCCCGGCAGCTGATGGGCTCCTGGGCGCGCGGCCTGGTGAAGCCGCTGGTGGACCTGAACCTCGGTCCCCGTAAGGCCTATCCCAAGGTGCGCCTACACATCAACAAACCGGAGGACCTGCAGGGCCTCACCACGGCCTTGGAGAAGCTGGTGCCCCTCGGGCTGGAGGTCGAGCAGAGTGTCATCCGTGACAAGTTCGGCCTGCCGGACCCCGGTAAGGGGCCCAAGGTGAAGCTGCTGGGCGCGCCAAAGCAGGCGCAAACACCACCCGCCACCCCAACCCCGGCGACCGCGGCCCAGGCGTCGGTGCCGTGCTCCCACTGCGGGGCCGCCCATGCCCAGGCGACCCCGGCGCCCGACGCGCTCGATCGGTTGGCCCAGGACGCCCTCTCGGACTGGATCCCCCAGCTGCAGCCCCTGGTGGATCCACTCATCCAGGCCGTCCAGTCTGCTCAGACCTTCGAGGAGCTGAAGGTCGCCCTGGCGGCCGCGGCCCAGGCCATGGATCCGGCGGCCCTGGCTGAAGCCCTGGCCCAGGCAGGCTTCGTGGCAGGCCTGGCCGGCAATGCCGGGGTGGGCCTTGCCGATTGAGCTGAAGGTCCAACCGCCGAAGGACGCCCTGGCCCTTTTCGAAAGCAAGGGCCTGCTGGTCACGGGTTCCTGGCAGTCCATCTGGCAGGCGGAGCATGCCCGGGCATTCACGGTGGCCAACCTGGCGCGGGTGGATCTCCTGGAGGAGATCCACGCCGCCCTGACNNACGCCGCCCTGACGACCGCCATCCTGGAGGGGCAGGACTACCGGGCCTTCGCCAAGGGCCTGGTGCCGAAGCTGCAGGCAGCCGGATGGTGGAACCAGCCAGTGCCGAACGGGAAGCCCCTGGGCCCCCAGCGCCTCCAGCTGATCTACGACGCAAACCTCCGGACCAGCTACGCCGCCGCGAAGTGGGCCAGGATCCAGCGCCTTAAGAAGCGCCGCCCATTCCTGCGCTACAACACCATGGGGGACGCCAGGGTGCGGCCGGCGCATCGGGCTTGGGAAGGCATCACCCGGCCGGTGGACGACCCCTTATGGGACACCCACTTCCCCCCCAATGGTTGGCGGTGCCGGTGCACGGTGGAGCAGCTCAGCCAAACCGAGATGGACGCCGAGGGCATCGAGGTGACCCCGGACAGCGCCCTTCCCACCGGATCGACCACCTTCACCAACCGGCTCACCGGGGAAGTGACGACCGTGCCGGCCGGGATCGACCCCGGCTGGGCCTACAACCCGGGCAAGGCCGCCCAGCCCGCCCTGCTGGCTCAGGCCCGCCAAAAGCTAGAGGCCGCCCTCCCCGAGGTCGGCCAGGTCGGCGTGAAGGGTCTGGTGGACAGCCCGGCCTTTGAGGCCTGGCTGCAGCAGCCGGAGGGGAACTTCCCGGTGCTCCGGCTGGCCCCCGAGCTGCAACAGGCCATCCAGGCCAGCGAGGCCGTGGGGGTGCTCTCCCCGGAGACCATGGCCAAGCAGGCGAAGGCCCACCCTGAGCTGGAGCTGGCGGACTACCGGCGGCTCCCGGGCCTGGGGGCGCTCCCCGACCTGGTCATCCAGGACGGGGAGAACACCCTCGTCCTGGTCCAGGGCGAAGGGGGCCTTTGGCTGGCGGCCTTGAAGGCGGCTCGAGGCGGGGAACGGGAGACCTTCGTGACCAGCTTCCGCAGGACCACCCCGGCCGATGTCGCCCGGAAGCTCCGGTCCGGCACGGTGCTCTTCGAGCGGGAGGGGTGGCGCGGGTGAGGCCTCCCAGGAACCTCACATCTCGCTCCGTCACCGGACCTCGCCCGGGAACGTGCTACGGCCGGGAGAATGTCACCGTGTCACCGCGCCGATTCCAGTATGGGCTCACCCCCAAAAAGCGCAAATCGCCGGGAAGGCCCCTTAAAGGCCCGGGAAGGGGGGGCGGGGGTGCGATGACCCGCGCCTTCCCCCTCCCGTGAAAAGTAAACGGGGTCTAAACGGCTTGGCGGGGCCATCCGAGGTCGGGGCGAACCTGGGGTCGGCCCCCTGACCCCAGAAAATCCTGAAAACGCTTTGCAAGAGAGAAGGGTGCCGGCGGGCGAGGTTCTGGTTTTCCGGAGCCCTTCTTGGTTCGCCGCCTTCAGGAAACCAGTCACGCCGTGCAAGTCCCCCCGCCCTCGTCTGAGGGGGGGCTTCCGGAGTGGTACCACGTCGTGCCTGCCGGGGAGTTCCGCGGCCGGGACGGTCGTGGTCCCTACCGGCTGCTGGCCCCCGGCGACGTCGTGGAGGCCTTCGCCGCTTGGGGAGGTGATCTATGCGTTGACTATGAGCATCAGACGCTGACCGCAGCAGAGAAAGCGGGTCCAGTCCCTGCAGCGGGCTGGGTCAAGGCCGTCGAGGCCAGGGAAGACGGCATCTGGGCGCGGATCGAGTGGACGGAGACCGCCGCCGCCGCCCTGAAGGCCAAGGAGTACCGGTACCTCTCGCCCGTCTTCGACTACGTGCCCGCCACCGGCGAAGTGCGGGTCCTCAAGATGGTCGCCCTCACCAACATCCCCAACCTCCACCTTCAGGCGGCCGCGAGCCGCCAAGGAGATGTCATGAACGAACTGATGGAGAGGCTGTGCTACATGCTCAACCTCCCCTTGACCACCACGGCCGAAGAGATGGCCGCGCAGCTGGACAAGCTCAAGGCCATGCTGGCCAACGTCGAGGCCACCGCCCTGGCCTCCGCCGAGCTGGCCAAGGCCGTCGGCCTGGCCCCGGAAACCAGCCTCGCCACCGTCGCCCAGTCGGTGCAGGCCAAGCTGGCCCAGGGCCCCGACCCCGCCAAGTTCGTGCCCAAGGACCAGTACGACCAGGTTGCGCATTCCCTGGCCGAGCTGCAGGGCACCACGAAGGCCGCCGAGACCAGCCGCCTGGTCGAAGAGGCCATGAGCGCCGGCAAGGTGCCCCCGGCCCTCAAGCCCTGGGCCACGCAGTACGCCACCACCGACCCGGAGGGCTTCAAGAAGTACGTGGAGTCCGCCCCGGTGATCGCTGGCGCCGCCCACGCCGCGGGCAGCCCGTCGGGCCAGGCTCCCGGCGAACCCCAGACCCTCAACCCTGAGGAAGAGTCGGTCGCCCACGCCCTCGGCCTGGCTCCCACTGACTTCCTCGCAGCCAAGAAGGAGGCCAACTGATGGGGGCCCTCGCTGCTGACCGCAACACCGCCCGCCGCGAAGGCCGGGCCTATCTGGACCCGATGACCGCCGGGGTGAAGATCTTCGCCGGTTCCATCGTGGTCCTCGACGCCTCCGGCAACGCCAAGCCGGCCGTCACGGCCACGGGCCTGGTGGCCAGGGGCCGGGCCGAGGAGCAGGTGGACAACTCCGCCGGGGCCGCCGGCGACAAGTCCGTCCGGGTGGAAGCCGGGATCTTCGGCGTGAAGTCCGACGGCACCCTCACCCGCGCCCACATCGGGAAGACGGTCTACCTGGTGGACGACCAGACCGTGGCGGCCACCGACGGCACCGGCGCCCGTTCCGCGGCCGGAACCCTCAAGGACCTGGAAGGCAGCGGCGCCACCGCCACCGCCTGGGTCGAGATCGGATAAGGAGCCGACCACATGCTGATCAACGCGACTGCCCTCCAGAACCTCATCGTGGGGTTCAAGGCCGCCTTCAACACCGGCTTCCGGAGCAACTCCGAGGTCTTCTGGTCGAAGGTGGCGACCCTGGTGCCCTCCACCACCAAGACCGAGACCTACGCCTGGCTGGGGCAGTTCCCCCGCCTCCGGGAGTGGATCGGCGACCGCCAGGTGAAGAACCTGAGCCAGGGCACCTACTCCATCACCAACAAGAAGTTCGAGTCCACCATCGCCGTGAAGCGGGACGACATCGAGGACGACCAGTACGGCGTCTACGCCCCCCTGTTCCAGGAGATGGGGTTCGCGGCCGCCACGCATCCGGACGAGCTGGTCTTCGCCCTGCTCGCGGCCGGCTTCGCCTCGAAGTGCTACGACGGCCAGTTCTTCTTCGACACCGACCATCCCGTCGGGGAAGGCACCGTCAGCAACTCCGGCGGTGGAGCGGGCACCCCCTGGTTCCTGCTGGACACCAGCCGGGCCCTGAAGCCGGTGATCTTCCAGAAGCGGCGGGACTACAAGCTCGCCACGCTCAACAACCTGGACGACCCCAACGTCTTCATGCGGGATGAATACCTCTTCGGCGTGGACGCCCGCTGCAACGTGGGCTACGGCTTCTGGCAGATGGCCTATGCCAGCAAGCAGACGCTGGACGCCACCAACTTCAACACGGCCTATGCCGCCATGGTCAGCCAGAAGTCGGACGAGGGCCGGCCCCTGGGCATCCGCCCCACACTCCTGGTGGTCCCCGCGTCCCTCCGGGACGCCGCCAACCAGGTCATCAAGGCGGAGAAGAACGCCAACGGCGCCACCAACACCAACCAGAACGCGGTCGAAATCCTCGTCTGCCCCTGGCTGTGAGGTGAATGATGGCGCTCTTCAGCAAGTCTGACCCCAAGCCCCCCCAGGGCGGCGCCGCCAACCCTGGGGAGAGCAGCTCAACCCAGCCCGCCTCCGTGGGCAAACAGGACGGGGCCGCCACGGCGGCTCCGTCCACCCCCCCTGCCGCCCCGCCTCCTGCGCCCTCGGACGCCAAGCCCATCCCAGGCTTGGCCATCCGGGCCATCCCGGCGGAGGGCTTCTGCCGGGCCGGTCGCCGCTGGAGCGCCGACACCCAGGTGGTCGCCCTGTCGGAATTCACTGAGGCCCAGATCCAGGCCCTCCGCGAGGAGATCAACCTGGACGTGGCTGACGTGGACATCCCGCCCTCGACCGAGCAGGGGGGCTGAGATGGGCTACTGCGTCGTTCAGGATATGGTCGACCGCTACGGCCAGGCCGAGATGGCCGCGATCACGGACCGGACTGCCGGCACCACCCTGGATGACGCAGTCGCCCAGCGGGCGGTGGACGACGCGTCCTCCGAAATGGACAGCTACCTCGCCTCCCGGTATCACCTCCCCCTCACGGTGACTCCGGCGGTGCTCAAGGTGGTCTGCGCCGACATCGCCCGCTTCCTGCTCTACAAGGACCAGCCTCTGGAAGAGGTCCGCAAGCGAGCCGAAGACGCCCGCGCCTGGCTCAAGGACCTTGCCAAGGGCTACGCCTCCCTGGACTTGGGGCCGGAGCAACCCGCCCAGATCCCTGGGAGCTTCACCAGCAACGACCGCCAGTTCACTCGGGAGAGCCTCCGTGGCCTCTGAATTCTCCATCAAGGTTCAGGGCGATCGCCCCGTCCTCCAGGTCCTCGCGCGGATGCGCGGCAACCTGGAGGACATGGCGCCGGCCTGGCAGGAGGTGGGCGACGAGCTGACCGCCCGCGCGGATCGGCGCTTCGAATCAAAGACCGACCCGTCCGGGACCGCCTGGACACCCTGGCGGCCTGCGACGAGGCGCATGCGGGTCAAGGAGGGCCGAGGCACCCTCCTGCAGCACATGGGCCTGCTGAGGGCATCTCTCGATGCCGAGGCCTCCAAGGACCACCTGGTGCTGGGGCTCGGACGGTCCTACGGGCCCTTCCACGAGCTGGGCACCCGGCGCATGGTGCGCCGGGGCATCCTCCTGGCGCGCGTGAGCCCTGAGCCCCGCCTTGGGGAGCAGGACTCCCAGATGGTGCTGGAGATCCTCATGGATCACCTGACAGGGGGGCTCCATGGCTGATGCCCTCACCGCCTGGCAGCCCATCGTGGACCGGATCAAAACCGAAGTGCCCGCCCTCAAGGCAGTGCATCCGGTTTGGGATCTGGCCTCCGTGGTGGAACAGAGCCAGGTGAACCCGGCCGTGTTCGTCGTCTACGACGGCGAAGAGCCCGTGGATTCCGTCAACAACGGCAAGCGGGTCATGGAGGACCAGCGTTTCATCATCGTGCTGGTGGTCCGGAACGCGAAGGACGTGCTCGGCGGATCAGGGGCGCGTGAGAGCGCTGTGGCCCTGCGTGGCGACGTCCTCCGGGCCGTCTCCGGGTGGCAACCCACGTCGGAGCACCGGCCCCTGCAGCGCGCCAAGGGCTCGCCACCTCCCCACTACACCCCAGGGTTTGCCTACCTTCCCACCACCTTCACCACCAGGAGCACCAACCCATGACCAAGGCCGAAGCCCAGCAGCTGGTGACCGTCAAGCTGCTCAAGCCCCATACCCACGCCGGCGTCGAGCTCGCCGCCGGAGAAACCCTCGATCTGCTCCCCGACCAGGCCCAGTGGCTGAAGAGCGAGGGCGTGGCCGAGATCCTTTCCACCACGAAGTGAGGTGATCCATGGCTGATTTCTACGTCTCGATCCAGGGCATCGTCTACGCCGCCATCCGGCAGGCCAACGGCAAGCCCGGGAAGCTCTACGACATGGGCAACGCCCCCAAGCTCTCCATCTCCCTGAAGAGCGACGTGTCCATCAAGAAGGAGTCGCGGACCGGTTTCCGCCTCCCCGTGAAGCGCCTTACCAAGGGCAACGAGGCCGAGCTGTCGCTGACGCTCGAAGAGTCCACCATGGACAACCTCGCCCTGGGCCTCTACGGCACGGTGATCACCAAGGCCTCGGGCACTGTGACCGGCGAGCTGCTGCCCACCGGCGCGGTCGCGGGCGACCGCTTCCAGCTGGCCAACCCCAAGGTCTCCACGGTGGTGGTCAAGGACAGCGCGGGATCGCCCGTCACGCTGGCCCTCAACACCAACTACACCGTGGACGCCGACTCCGGTCACATCCTGATCGTGGACCCCGGCGCCTTCGTTCAGCCCTTCAAGGTGGACTACGCCTACGCGGCCTCGAAGAAGGTCGGCGCCTTCACCCAGGCGGCGCCCGAGCGGATGATCATCCTCGAGGGCGTGAACACCCTCGACAACAACCGCCGTGTCCGGGTGACCGTGTTCCGCACCCAGATGGATCCCCTGGCGGACCTGGGCCTCATCCACGACGACTACGGCAGCATCGAGCTGAAGGGCTCGGCGTTGGCGGACGGCACGCGGTCCAGCTCCGATCCGCTGGGTCAGTTCCTCAGCTACGAATACCTGGACGCCTGAGGTGATCCATGGCTGACGATCTGAGGGGGATCCTGCCAGCGGAGCGCCAGGTCGAGGCGAAGGGTGAGTTGATCACCCTTCGCCCCTTCGGCTTCCGCCACATGCTCAAGGCGATGCCGCACTTCCAGGCGCTCATGAAATACGTCAAGGCCGAGGAGATCCAGGGGGAGCTGCGGCTGAAGATGGAGCTGGACCAGCTCCTGGAGGAGGGGGGGGATCACCTGGCGCCCCTCATGGCCATGGCCGCGGGCCGGGATCTGGCCTGGGTGGATTCGCTCGATCTGGACGAGGGCTGCCGCCTGGCGGCTGAAGTCTTGGAGCTGAATGCCGATTTTTTCGTCAAGACGAGGGCCAGGGCGGGCGCGGCCGGCGCAGCCCCCAGCAGCCACGCCTCTGGAGCGACCTCGTCACCGAGCTGATCGGCGCGGGCCACCGCTGGCCCGACATCCTCGACTACACGCCCGGGCAGATCCGGCTCTTTGCCAAGGCAGCCCAGCGTCGTGAGGCCAGTGCCAGGCGGGACTTCATGACGGATGTGCGCCTGGCCGTGTGGTCCGAGGTGAAGGAATTCAAGCGACTCATGGGGGAAATTGAGGGTGGGTAACAGCTACACGATCAGCATCCAGATCGACACCCAGACCAAGGGTGCCGACCAGGTCGCGGGGCTGGAGCAGGCCATCCTCAAGCTCGCCGGTGCCTCCAACCAGGCCACCAAGCCCACGGGCCAGCTGGTGGACGCCTTCGGGAACACCCTCAGCGTGGCCCCCAAGGCGTCCAAGGCTGTGGCCGAGGTCGGCCAGGCGGCCGCTGTGGCCGCGACTGGTGAAGGCAAGCTCTCCGACCAGGCCGATGAAGCCGCGAAGGCCCTGGACGACCAGGGCGAGGCCGCGGGAAAGGCCGCCGGCAAGACCCGGGACATGGGGCACAGCATCGCTTCTGGCTATGCCCAGGTGGAGCTGCTCAAGGCGGGGATCGAAAAGCTCTACACCGCCACCCGCCAGGCCTGGACCGGCTTCACCGAGCTGGAAACCAAGCTGGTGAACATCCGGACCCTGAGCGCGCTCACGGACCAGCAGTTCAGGGCCCTGAGCGCCGAGGTCGTGGCCATGAGCACCCGGGTGCCCCAGAGCGCGGCGAACCTGGCGGATGGCCTCTACCAGCTACAGAGCGCCGGCGTCGATGCCCAGGTGGCCGTGAAAGGCACCAACGGCCAGCTGGGGGCCCTGGAGCTGGCCGCCCGGGCGGCCACGGCCGGCCTGGCCACCACGGAACAGGCCGTGGACGTCGGCACCAGCATCCTCAACGCCTTCCGCAAGCCCGTGACGGACCTGGAGAGCGACTTCGACGTGCTCTTCCAGACGGTGAACCTGGGCAAGACCACCTTCCCTGAGCTGAGCCAGAGCATGGGCCTGATGCTGCCGCGGGCGGCCGCCACGGGAACGAATCTGCATGAGGTCTCGGCCGCCCTGGTGGAGCTGACCAACCAGGGCATCAAGACGCCGGAGGCAGTCACCCGCATCAGCGAGGCCATCCGGGCGCTATCGACGCCCAACCCCGAGGCCCAGCCGTTCTTCCGCCAGCTGGGCATCCAGTGGAACGGGCTGCTCGACACCATCCGACAGGTGAAAGAAAAGGGCCTGAGCAACGCGGACCTGAAGCGCCTGGTGCCGGATCAGCAGGCCTACGACGCAGTGCTGGCGCTCACCCACAACTACGACGGCCTGATCGGGACCCTGGACCGGCTGAAGGACAGTGCGGGGGCCACCGCCAACGCCTTTGCCCTGCAGGCCGACACCACCGCCAGCAAGACCCAGATCCTTAACAACCAGATGGCCGCCTTGGCGACCCAGGGCATGGAGGGCGTGGCCCGGATCGTGGTGCCGATCCTCACCGGGCTCACGAAGCTCGCCGGGATCCTGGCCCCCTTGCCGGACGGTCTGAAGTCCGTGGCCCTCGGCATGGTGGTCCTGGAGGGCGGGACCCTGGCGGCCGTAGCCGCCCTGAAGACGCTTGGGATCACCGTCACCATGGGCCTCGGCCCGATTTCCGCCATCGTGCTGGCCATCGGCGCCCTGGCCGCAGGGGTGGGCTACCTGGCCACCATGGAAGACGAGGCCTCGAAAGCCCGCACCCGAAATAACGCGGCTTCTTTGGCACAGCTGAAAACCGCAGAGGGTCTCACCCGGGAATACCGCCAGCTGGCCAAGGGCCTCGAGGACGGCACGCTGAAGGGCAAGGCCAGGGCTGATTCGGAGGCTCGGCTGAAGACCCTGAAGGACGAGCTGATCAAGATCAGCCCGGCCTACCAGGATGCGCTGAGCCAGGAAAAGGACGGGCTGCTGAAGGTTGCCGACGCCCTGGACAAGGTGAACCAGAAGACCGAGGAGAACGAACGGCAGAAGTTCGAGCAGACGAAGCGGCGCCTGGCCGAGTCGGAAGCGGCCCTGGCCCGGGAGCAGGACCAGGCCCAGGGCGGTTCAAGGTTCCAGAAGGGGGCTGGAGAGGGTGACGTGGGCGAGCTGCTCGCTCGGAGCGCCAGGCTTGAGTCTCTCATCAGCCAGGTCCAGCGGCTCAAGGCCGAGATCGCACCCTTGGAGGCCCGCTTCGCGCCTCGGCCCCAGCCTGTATCCACCCTCTCCGCGGATCAAATCGCCGAGGCGGAGCGGAAGCGGCAGGAAGAGGCGGCCCAGAAGTCCCAGCTCCTCACCACCCAGCAGCTCGAAGCGGCGAGGAAGACCGCCGAGGCCGAGTCCACGAAGGTCAAGGACATCCTCGACCGGGAGAAGACGCAGCTGGAGGCCAGCTTCGCGACCAACCAGGTCGGAATCGCCGCCTACTACGCCCGCCTCAAGGAGGTGGAGTTGAAGGCGCTGGACGACCTGATTGCCATGAAGACCGCGCTGAGGGCCAAGGAGGCCCAGAGCAAGTCCAACCCGGGCGAGGTCGCCAAGCTCACCGAGGAGATCGCCGTCCTGGAGCGGAAGAAGCAAGACGTCATCACCACGACGGGCCGCGCAGAGGCCCGGTCGTCTCGTGCCCTTGCGGACGAGATCTGGGACGCCCAGGCGCAGGTGCTCGATGCCCAGGGGGAAACCGCCAAGGCCCGGGCCCTCCAGATCGACCAGCAGTACCGCGAGCTGCTCGCCAAGCTGGTCGCCAACAGCGATCTGGCCGGCCAGGAGATCGTCAACAAGCTCATCCAGGTGGAGAAGGCCAAGGCCCGCGCCGATCAGCTGCGGGCCAGCCTCGACTTCACGCAGGCGCAACTGGCCGCGGACGAGACGGGCATCCAGAACCTGCAGCAGCAGGGGCTCATCACCAGCCTTCAGGCCCAGGAGCTGCGGGCCCAGGCCATCGAGGCCAAGCTGCCCGCCATGAGGGCGGCCCTGGCGCAGATCCAGGCCGAGGCTCTGGCGGCTCAGGAAGTGGCCAAGGCCTCGGGCAAGCCCGAGGACCAGAAGGCGGCGGCCAACCTGGCGCTCCAGGCTCAGCAAATGAGCAACACCGTGTCGGCCACCACCAACCAGCTGGCCCAGCTCAAGGATGCCTGGGGTGGGGTCAAACAGGCCGGCGCCGATGCGATGGCGAACGGGCTCTACAACACTCTTATGGCGGTGGGCAAAGGTGCGGGTGCTGTCTCGAGCGCCTTCAATGCCATGGCCACCGACATCGTCGCGTCGCTCCAGAAGGTCCTCACCAAGATGCTGCTGATGAAGGCCATGGAAGCCATGTTCAGCGGTGCGGCCGCCAACGGGAACACCTGGGCGCAGTCGGCTATTAAGGCATTCGGTGGGTCCTACGCTGGCGGCGGCTACACAGGCCCCGGCGGGAAGTACGAGCCCGCTGGTCTGGTCCATCGTGGCGAGTACGTGCATGACCAGGAGACCACGGACTTCTGGGGAACGCGTTTCCTCGCCTCGCTGCACCCTCGGAATTTCAGTCACCTGCCTGGATTCGCCATGGGAGGCCTGGTCGGCCCTCCGTCGGTCGGGGCGATCGCGACCTCCCTGAGCCCCAACCTGAACGTCATGCCGATCATCGTCTACGACATGGAAACTGCCCTGGAGAAGGCCGCCCAGGCCCCACGGGGAACCAAGGCGATCATCCGCGTGGTGAACGACAACCCTGAAGCCCTGGGAGGCAGGTGATGGCGACGACCACCGGCACGGCAACCGACTACAACGACCTCATGGCCCGGGTGGTGACCTTCGTCACGGGGCCGACTCTGGGCGCCCAGGCCTGGACGGCCATGCGCAACGTGGCTGGAGAGGCCATTCTTCGCGGCCCTGGGCTCACCGGCACCGACCAGATCTTCGTGGGCATGAAATCGTTTTCCGACGCCGGCGCCGACTACTACAACTGGGTCCTCTCGGCGTTCACTGGATTCGATGCCGGCCTGGCCTTCGAGGCCCAGCCCGGGGCGCACCACACAGGATGGGGATCGAACCAGTCGGGCCCCATCTTGACCCTCCAGAACGCCGCGATGCGCTACTGGCTCAGCGCCAACGGGCGCTGGATCTGCCTCGTGGTGCAGGTGGGCACGGTCTACGTCAGCGCCATCCTGGGCTTCGCGCTCACGCCTTATGCCAGCCCCGGGCAGTGGCCCTATCCCATGGTCCTCGGCGCCAACCAGGCGTGGTCCGGGGCCCTGACGCTGGCGGCCAACACCAGCCTCCGCTGGAGCTACACGGGTGATGAGAACCGGGCCTGGTTCGCGTCTGGCTCCGGGTTGGGACGCAGCGGCCAGCTGCGGGTCCGCCTGAACGACGGGACCTGGTGGAGCTTTGGCCCCACCTACGCCACCGGGCGGGGCGCCATCTACCCGCTGGCCAATGGCGCCTTGGACCTCAGGCCAAACCTGGACGGGACCTACCAGCGGTTCCCGCTGATCCTCAGCCGCGCCACGACCAGCGGCGAGGTGGACACCCTTGGCCAGTTCGACCAGGTCAACTGGGTCACCGGCCACGGCAACGCCGCCGAGAACACCCACACGGAGAGCGCCGACACATGGCTGGCCGTCCCGAACGTCTTCCGTGCCACCAAGGCGGACTACGCCGCCTTCAAGCTCGCCTGAGGTGACCTGTGCCTTATGAGACTGGAACCTGGTTGAACCCGTCGGATGGGCTGGACAAGCTCCGAGTTTTCCTGGTGGCCCAGGGATGGATCGTGGACGCCTTCACGGTGGAGGCCCCAGGCAAGCGCCTGCACATGCACAAGGGAAGCTTTTACCTCAACGCGAAGAGTGCTGATGACGGCAGCTCTAACATCTGGCAGACGACCTGGGGCCAAGCGATGCCCCGGATCGGCTTCAACGTCGGCACTGGCTACAACAGCTCTCTGTCTTGGCGCGCTCAGCCTGGTGCGGTGATGGACAACACTGGGGTGGCCATCGGATGCGACCTCCAGCTCCCGGCGGGAGCCGTCATCGGGTACCGCTTCGACTACGACGACACCTTCAAATCGTTGGTCATCTATGTGCAGATCTCCACTGGAATCTGGCGGTGGGCTGGTTTCGGCGAGTCGCTGACCAAGGCCGGGGCATGGACCGGAGGAGCCTGGATTGCCAGCTCCAGCAACTATTACTGGAGCAGCTACGGCACCAACTATCCGGGCCATGTCACAGGCCCCACGGCCTACCCCTTCGGGGCTCACAATGAGCCCGTAGGTGCTCCGCTGGTCTTTGTGCGGGCCGACGTGGACAGCTACACGGGGAAGTGGGTTTCGTGCTGCCCTACTGACTCGACGGGGAAGGCAGGAAGCACCAACGTGCCGGGGGGCGGAATCGCCATCTCAACGAATGTACCCAGCCTAGTCGGCCTGATGGACCGATGTCGGAATGCCATGAACAGCCTGACCGTGCTGCAGCCCGTCCAGGTCTTCGCTGTCCGCGATGCCGGCGGGCAGAGCCTTCTGGGTACTCTTCCGAACGTCTACGCCACCAACATCACCGGCCTGGTGCCGGGCCAGTCCTACCAGCAGGGCGTCGATTGGTTCACCCCCTTCCCAGGGGACGTGGCCACCCGCGGCACCGTCGTCAAACGGAGGTAGGTGGTGGCTGACCTGCCTTCCGTCTCGCCCCAGGCCTACGGGGCCACCTTGGAGGGTCCTGGGGTGAGCCCTACCCTCAACCTGGGTGTGGCGGTGTGGGGCGTTGGGGTGGTGGCAGGCGTCACGGCCACCGTCCCCAAAGTCCTTGGGGGCCCGCTGAGCGTGGCGCATTGGGATGTGGGGAGTTCGAGTCCGTTGTCCTACAGGGACGTGCTCTATGGGCATATCCACCTTTTCCCGGGCGCTTTCGCGCTGGGCAACCTCTTGGACAACCAGCTCCGCAAGGTCGAGGTGTGGAATGCCCGGGAGGACGCGCAGCTGCTCACCGCCATCCAGGCCGTGAACCCGGATGGCACCGTGGTCTCGGGGCCTGCCATGCCTCCAGCCACCTTCGGGCCGTTGGAAAGCCGGTACTACGATGTATCCATCAGCCTGGCCGGAAGCGCCGCCCTGAACGCGGTGTTTACTTGGCAATTCGCGGCAGAGCAGCCATCCCTCACCGTGACGGCCGCGCGCGTCATTGCCATGACCTTCAGCCCGGACTGGTCCGAACCGCCCGAAGAGCAGCTCAGATGGAAGACGGACGTCATCCGCTCCTATGAGGGGCAGGAGCAGCGCATCCAGCTTCTTGGAAAGCCACGTCGCAACCTGGCCTTCAGCTATCTCTTCGAGGATTCCACTCAGGGCAGCCGGTTCCAGAGCCAGGTTTGGGGGTGGCAGCAACGAACCTTCGCTGTTCCCATGTGGACCGACCAGGCCTGGCTGGACTCGGACCTTGCCCTGGGATCTGTCTCCATCCCCTTTGCCACCGCCTACATGGACGTGGCTGCGGACCAGCCCGTCATGCTCTGGCTGGCTCCGGACACCTGGGAGATCGTGGAGGTGTCCGGGTTCACCTCGTCCGCCCTCCAGGTCAAGCAGCCCACCAAGGCTTTGTGGCCACGCGGGACCCGCGTGGTACCCATGCGGCTTGGCCACATGCCCAAGTCCCTGGAATGGGGTAGGGCGAACACCCTGCAGGCCGGGCTCCGGATCGAATGGAACCTCGATCCCTCGATCGGCATCGGCGCCAACCGCATCGCCCCCAGCGGCCTTCCCGTATACCAGGGCTACGAAGTCCTCCTCGAGGAGCCGGATTGGAGCCTCGAGCTGGGGGAGGCTGCTGAGCGGGACATGGACCTGGTGGACTTCGAAACTGGTTTGGTGGTCTACGACACCCACAGCTCCGCGCCTGAGTTCTCCAGGCCCTTCCACTGGGTCATCAAGGGACGGGATGCCATCTCCCGGTTCTTGGGCTTCCTGGAGGCGCGGAAGGGCCGCCAGGTGCCCTTCTGGATCCCCACCAACGCACGGGACATGGAGCAGACCCAGGATGCCGCCGCCTCCGATGCGAGCATCCAGATCAGGGACGTCCACTACAGCACCTATGTGGCCCAGCATCCCAACCGGCGGGACCTTGCCTTCTACCCCGCCACCGGAACCCCTGTTTTCAGGCGCATCATCGCCAGCTCGCTGGGGGCGGCCGGTTACGAGTGGATCACGCTGGATCAGGCCTTTGGACAGATCCGAAAGGCTTCCGACTGGACCTGCATCAGCTTCCTGTCCTTCGTCCGGATGGACCAGGACAGCCTGCGGATGGTGTGGGAGACGGACGACTTGCTGCGGGCTAGTTTCCGGGTGAAGGAGATACCGCTGTGACCGTGGCCACCCGCGAGCTTTCGACGCATGATGGCGCTCCGGTCGAGTTCTACCTTTTCCGGCGCGGAGGGCAGCGCTGGCTCTACACCAGCGACGTCGATTCGGTCACGACGTCTGAAGGAACCTTCCTGCCGGCCTCATTGCGGCGCAACGCCCCGACCATGGGGAAGGAAGAGCGCCACTCCACCCTCAATCTGGATGTCGCCCGCGATTTCCCGATCGCTTCTCTCTTCCAGACCGGGGCTCCCGGAAGTTCGATCTGGGTTTCCCTGGGGCGTTTGCACCGGGGCGAGACGGACACCGAGTGGATCTGGCAGGGCAAGGTCCGGGGCGTTAACTGGAAGGGCTCTCGGGCGACGCTTCAGTGCGACCCCATGGACAAGGCCATTTCGAGGGCGACCCTGCGCATGGGGTTCGGCTACAGCTGCCCCTTGAGGCTATTCAGCACGCGATGCGGCGTGTCGGAGGCCAGCTGGACCTTTGACACCGTCCTCGCTTCGATCAGCGAGGACGGCTTGAACATCTCTTCGCCCCTGTTCGCCTCTCACCCGGATGGTTGGTGGGTGCGGGGTGAGGTCTACCACCCCGCGCTCGACTCGCGTCAGGAGATCATCGCCCACTCGGGAGCCAGCCTGACGCTTCGCCATCCCATGGTTGGGGCGAAGGTGCCGGATGCGATTCAGGTGGCCCGTGGTTGCGATCACCTCTGGAAGCATGCCGACGGGTCATGGGGCGATTGCCACGCGGTATTCGGCAACGCCGAGAACTATGGCGGCTGGCCCTTCATCGGGGACAAGAACCTGTTCAAAACCGGGTTGGACGGCTGATGGGCTTTTGGGTCCAATTCTTCGTCTGGGTCGCCAGCATGGTGGCGGGGGAGCTGCTGCGCCCCAAGATCCAGGTGGACAACGCAAATCCGGCCGGTCAGTCCGAGTTCGATTTTCCGACCGCCACTGAGGATCGTCGTGTCCCCTACGTCTTCGGCACCGTTGAGTTGAAGGGACCCAACGTGGTGTGGTGGGGAGACGTCGGGAACCAGCCCATCAAGAAGAAGGCCGGCAAGGGTGGCTTCATGGGCATGGGCCGCACCATCTGGCAGACGGTCGGGTACCGGTACTACGCCGGCATGATGCTGGCGCTGTGTGCCGGGCCAGTGGAACTGCTCGAAATCAAAGCCGAAGACAAGGTGATTTGGTCGGGATCTTCGACAGGCGGAATGATCGCCGTCGACGATGAAGGCTGCTTTGGAGGTGAGGACAGCCGGGGAGGTTTAGCCGCAGTTTGCAACTTCCTACCTGGAGACCACAGTCACGAGGTCGATCCCTACCTGCAGGCTCAACTGGGAAGCCCCTTGCCGGCCTGGAGGGGCACGGCAGCCCTGATCTGGTATGGCCCCAGTGGCGCGACCCTGGTTCGGACAGGCGACTTCATGGGGATACCCACGCTGTCCCATGCCCAGAGCGGCTATCTGGGGACGAGCACCCGCATCGCCCCCATGAGCGCCGTGGTGCGGAGGCTCCCCTCCAACCTAGGACTCAGCTCCAGCATCACGAACCTGAATGGAGACGCGAACGCTGCAGAGGTCATCTACGAGGTGCTGACCAACCCGGACTGTGGGATGACCCAGCCACCCGAAATGATCAACCTGGCATCCTTCCGGGCGGCGGCGCAGCAGCTGGCCTCGGAAGGTTTCGGCATCAGCGGCGTGTGGGACGACGACAGGCCAGCGAAGGAGTTCCTGGACGAGATCCTCCGGACCATTGACGCGGCCTGTTTCCTGGATTTCGCCTCGGGGCAATGGCAGCTCGTGCTGGCCCGCGGCGGGTACAACGTGGCCACGCTGCCTGTTCTCGACCAGGGTGCCATTTCCAGCCTCGAGGACTACAGTGAGGTGGCGCTGGACGAGAGCACGAACCAGGTTCAGCTCACCTACACCAGCAGGGCCGAGAACTTCACGCAGAGGACCGTCCAGACGATCGCCTTTGCCAACGTCCGCTATCAGGACGCCGTCGTGAACCAGCGGATGTCCTATCCGATGATCACGAACAAGGACCTGGCGGCCAAGGTGGCAGACCGCGACCTCCGGGCCATCAGCACTTCCCTGGCCAAGGGTGAACTCATCTGCAACCGGAAGGCCCGGCTGTTGAAACCGGGGGATGTTTTCGTGCTTCGATGGCAGCCCCTCGGCATCGACCAGGTCGTCTGTCGCGTGCTGCGCGTGTCGCGGGGGGACCTTCATAGCGGGAAGGTGCGCATCAGCTTCCTGAAGGACGTGTTCAGCCTGGGTTCGGCCCTCTACGGCGCGCCGGCCCCATCAGGGTGGGTGGATCCAGTCCAGGCTCCCGCTCCGTGCCCTGCCCAGCTGCTGATGGAAGCCCCCTACCTTCTGACGAGGCAGGACGCCGCCAAGCTGCTGATCATGGGCCAGCGGCCAAGCGGCAGCGTCCAAGCCTATGAGATCTGGCTCAAGACCACGGCACCCATTGCGGAGGCCGACTATTCCTACCGCGGCACCGGCCTGGCCTTCGCGCCGGTCGGGGCCCTTGCCCAACCCTACGGCCTGACGGGGCCCGTCGATTCGAGCGATACGCTGATCATCTCGGGCGGCCCGGACCTGGCGAGTGTTGCCGCCGCCCTTGATTCTGAGCTTCGCTTGGGTGCGAACCTCGCCTATTTCGAATCTGGTGAGTGGGTCGCCATCCAGCGGTTGGTCAACAACCTTGACGGCACTTGGACAGCCAAGGGTATCTGGCGCGGCGTGTTGGACAGCGTCCCCCAATCCCATGCCCTTGGGGAGCGCCTTTGGTTTGCAGCCTACGGCCAGGCAACCACCGACGAATCCTGGGCGGTGGGCAGCGCCATGAAGGTTCGCCTGCTGCCTCAGGGCTTCCGCGGCGTCCTGCCCATTACTGGAACCAGCGACAGCCTCCTGACGATCTCTGGCCGAGCGCTGAAGCCGTACCCCCCGGCCTTGGCGAGGATCCAGGGTGCAGATGTTCTGGTGACTTCCGTGGGCGACCTGGTGGCCACCTGGCGGCACCGGAACCGCCTGACCCAACCCGAGGTCATCCCACAGACGGATCCCTCTGCTGCTGCCCCTGAGGGGACCTACACCATCCGGGTCTACGTCGGCGGTGTCCTCAAGCGCACCCTCGGGACGGGTGTGGTGGTCGACACCGCGACCTACACCGCCCTCATGCGCATTGCGGATGACACAGACGGATCCAAGGCCGTGGAGGTTGGCATCCAGACCACCTCCGTCAATGGCTCCAGTGCCGAGGCCCGGACCGATGCCGCTGTGATGACGGGCTTCGGCATGGGGTTCGGCACCTATTTTGGAGGACTCAATGGCTGATCATGCGAGCACCGCCCTAGGGCCCAAGCTCGGCCAGCTCATCTACTGCGACATCGGCGGCGGAGTCCCCAATGCGCTTCGTCGGCTGCTTCGAGCCTACGACCAGTTGATACAGGGGAGCGTGAAGAGCACGGCGTTGATCGCCCCTCCCGGGTCTCCAGCGAATGGCGATGCCTACATCATCCTCCAGGGCACGACCCCAACAGGTGCATGGGCTGGCCAGGCCGGGAAGGTCGCTGTTTACTCGACCCAAATCGCGACGGTGGATACCAATACGAAGGTTCCAGGGTGGGAGTTTTACACGCCGAAGGCCGGGTGGGGCTTTTGGTCAGAGGCCGAGAATGCCTATTACCACTGGATCGGCGGGGCGTGGGCGCTGAGGGATGCCGACTTGGCCACCCTTACGGCCATGGCTGGGATGTCCGGAGGATCTCCTTGCAGCGTTGCGATCAACCCAGATGGATCCATCACTGAGACCTATGTTTCCGGCCTGGTGGTCACCACGACATTTCCTGGGCCCAACAAGGTGCTGCGTACCTTCAGCGGACTCTTCGCGGGCACCATTCTTACCACTATTAACCCAGACGGATCGATCACGGAGGCCTAGCCATGGGCGCCATCACCATTGACCCATTCCAGAATGCAATGCGGGACGATGCTACCGAGCAGGGCGTGGCCCGGGTCGAATCCGTGTTCGGCGAGCTGGTCCGCGTCCCCTTCCGCGAGGGGCACTTCACCCTCAGCGGTTCCTCCCTGGGCACCTTCCGCCGTGACCAGTACCGCCTCAACTCCGACGGCTCCAATTCGGGGATCTCGGTCGCCGTGGCCGCCGGCACCGACGCCTCGGCGAACTACACCACCATCAAGTTCCTGGTCTATGGCCGGGTGATCGGGCTCCGCTGGCTGAAGGGCCAGTCCACCACCATTCCCCGGGACTTCTCGGTGAAGATCGACGGCGTGAGCTACCTGGTGCCCAACCAGATCTACGATCCGATGGACGGGACCACCCTGTACACCACGCCCGAGGGGGAGTTCGGAGCGATCATCGCCAAGGATCTTCCCGACACCGAGCATGTGGTCGAAATCATCTGCAACGGCAGCGCCGACCAGAGCAACCGCTGGGCCTTCCTGGGCTACCTGGCCGAGCGGCGAGTCGGCTACACCGAGCAGCCGAGGCTGGATGGGCTCTGCACCACCACGACCCTGACCACCGCCATGGCCATCCCCAACTACGGCAGCGTGGCGAGCAGCCTGGCGGAATACAAACCGCGCGGAATCCGGGGGATTTTCTACTACAACACCACCGGGGCGCCCGTCACGGTCAGCGTCGAAATCGCCTCCGTGACCTTCTGGTCGAAGGCGATCCCGGCCAACTCTACGGAGTTCCTGGACTTCGGGGCGCTCGGGATTTCCACTGACCTGGCCTCCGTCACCGGCTCCAACACGATCAAGCACATGGCCTCGGCCAATACCTCGATTTCTGCCACCGTCCTGGGGGTGTTCTAATGCCTGCGCTCATGCGAACCGGGGCCACCCGAAGCCCCCGACCGATCTTCTGCATCGGTGACAGCCTCACCCAGAACTACTCGACCAGCACCAAGGCAGGGAAGTTCTGGCCGGGGCAGCTCGCCACCAAGCTGGTCGCCGATGGCTACCAGGTCAAGGCCATCAACCTGGGCATCAGCGGGAACAGCACCACCAACATGCTGGCGCGGATCGGCGCGGCCACGAGGAGCTACACCCCCATCCTCGGGGTGATCTTCGGGGGCGTGAACGATCCCGGGTACGGCATCAGCAGCGCCACCACCACCGCCAACATCGTGGCAATGGTGAACGCCCTCATCGCCGCGGGGGTGCCACGGGTGGTCATCGTGTCGGCCCACTACCTCAACTTCGCCGGCGGAGTTGGGGACACCCAGACCGTGGACTATGCGGCCTATATCCCCGTTCGTGCTGCTCAGCTGGCGGCCTACACGGCCTCGGTGGCCACGCACCCCGGCAAGGTGGCCTACTGCGACCTCCATGCCTTCCTCAAGGCCGTCATCGCAGCTGGCACCGAGGCCCAGAACTCCGCATCCTGGCATGTCGGCCCCACCGACCAGCACCCCAATGAGCTGGGTGGCTCCTACTTCGCCGATGCCATCAAGGCCACCATCGCCGCTCAGGATGGCTGGCTGGACACCATTAAATAGAGCGTTTTATTTGCCGCGCCAAACATAGTGCAAATGTCGCGCCAAATCCGCCGCCGCGTTACACTTCGGTTACTGATAACCGGGTGATAACCGGGACCATCGGC